GTTGATAGTTAGGACCCTTGAGGACTTTACCATCCTCTCGGTAAACAGGTTCTCCGTCCTCCCCAAGCTTACTCATATTGCTTCGGTGGACACGGTTGAGAGCTTCATCAAGATCCCAACCAAGGTTCTCTGCATATTGATAGCAGACGTAGACAAGATCAGCTAACTCTTTCAGGCAATCAGTAGCGTTAATGGTGAAGCCCAGTAGCAACTGGTTCTCAGCGTCAAGGAACTCTTTGAACTCCTCAACGATCAAAGTCCGCTGCATAGTCCGTGAAGCTGGACTCGTACTGTTCTTGACCTGGAAACTTTTCCTGAACTCCTTTGATTGGACGCTGATGAATGACTTCGCTTTCAAGCTCATTTTGAAGATAGTGGATTGCTTTTTTAAGATCTTCTACTTTGCTGTCCTTATAGCCAGCACGGCAGATGTATTTAATGGCATTGCCAAGGTGGAAGTTCAGTCCTTGATCTCGGATGAAATCCCAAACTTGAATTGATCCCCGCTTGTAGTAGTTGGGACCTGTGGAATTTGAGTCGGCCATTTCTTGACTAGATTGGATACTGTGTTGCAGAGAGTAAAGTTTTGGCGTTGTAAAGCCATGAAGATAGTGATTACATCTTCTAGCTTTGTCTCAGGATCACGCAGCGCATTCTCAATCTGTTTGAGTTTGAACTGCTGCTCCATCGTTAGTTCCAGTACTGGAGCTGGGAGACCAAAGTCTTGGTTCTTGATTGGTGAAATCATAGTCATCACATTGTAGAATCTTAGCAAGGCGTGCATTCATAAGAGCTACATCTTCTCCAAGATCCTTCTCAGCGAATGCCTTTACTACTGTGTCCCATGTATATCCTTCCTTCTCAAACAAAGCAACAGCACGCTTGATACCAATACCAGGAACACCAGCGTAACCATCTGTTTGGTCTCCAGCAAGTGTTTGGATGAGGTGCCATCTACGGCCCTCCTCAGGCTCTACAGTGGTCACTCCATCAGTGAGGTCATAGAGGTCCCCAGGGATCTGTCGCATGTCCTTGTCGGGGCTACAAATGATGTGTCCTGGCTCTTTAGTGGCGTAGATACCAAGAGCATCATCAGCCTCTAGTGTAGGCATCACAACAACTGGATACTCTTCCTTGAGTTTGTTGATGACCCTTTTGTAGCCGCACGGCTTCTTTCGATTTCGATGTCCTTTATACGCTGGGTCAATAGATTTACGAAAGTTGATAGAATCAGAAAAGAACAGAATAGAATCGTCAAAGCATCCAAGGTCAGTTGCGATGTTGTATAACTCTCGCTCGACATACTCGTATGCTTCTTTGAAGTTGGAGGTAACAACGATGAGGTCTTCTCCAAAATCAATCTCTGTTTCAGCTCCTGCACAACATTTGTAGACGATAAAGTCAGCGTCAATGAGAAGGCTCATTAAATCTCTCCCAGAGCGTCTTTAACGTTACTCTCAGCGAACCCACAGCCTCTCAGAAAACACCGAAACTGCTCAACATAGATATAAATGTTACATTCCGTACCATCAAAAGCAATGGACATAGTGTTAGACGTTGGGTAATTCTCAAGTCCGCTGCACTCAGAGTGGCATGAGAAGGTTACAGTAGTCTTTAATGTACTCATTTACCTTGTCCTCGACGTTGTTTACGTCCATGGTTTGGTAGGGAACGGGTGCCTTGCCCTTGACGAGTATGTTTGAACTTTGCACGAGATTTGAACTCGACACGACCGAGAGCGGTCTTAGATTTAGTTGCCATTCTTTACTTCTAGGATTTGCTTTACAAGGGCCTTTATGTGCTCCACTCTGTCCTCTCTTACGGCTGTGGAGAATACTTCATCCCACCACTCCGAGACGACAAAATAAAGCTCTTTCTCTAGATCAGTCATAGATCAGTCATCAGTGGACTTCAGCCCAATTACTGCCGATCTTCCCCTCTGCAGCAATAGGGATTCGGAGGTTGTAGTATTCACCAGCTAACGCTGCGCACATCTCCAGGTGATTCTTCAGATCATCTGAGTAGATTGGCAGGCATTCCCACTGAAGTTCGTCGTGGATAAATGCTAGTTGATGAGTGTGGAATAAGTAGTCGTTGTCTATGGTTGGGAAGTTTTGATTAGCAATCACCATCCACCGCTTGGCAACAACACCAGCTCCTGACTGGAGCAAGTAGTTGAGCGCTTTGTGTGGACTGTCTACTGCGATCTTGCGTCCATCTATTGACTTGATAAAGCCTCGCTCACCTGCCTGACGAACAGCGGTAAGAAGACTATCCAGGCCGTCAATGGCAGCAACATAAGCACTTCGTATTTCAGCCCCTTTTGCTTTTGCCTTGTCCGGAGAAAGACTTTGGTCATAACTAAGTCCTATCTTTTGATCACCTGCCCCATACAGAAACGCATAGGTTACAGTCTTTACTAGTCGCCTTGAGATGCCTATCTTATCAGCGTTCTCTTGGTGTATGTCACCGTTGAGAAGTACGTCTCCGTAGCGGCCTCCATCATATCGAGCAAGGTAGTGTGCGAGCATTCTAAGCTCAATCCCTGCGAGATCAGCACCAACCATGACATAGCCAGGGCTAGCAGTGAATAGCTTTCTAAAGTTAAGATCACTCGGCACCTGAGCAAGGTTTGGATTACGGTGTGCACATCTGTGCGTGTTAGTAGATACTGAACAGTGATGGTGGATGCGGTTACCCTTGATTAACTTGAGCCAGGCATTCTTGCCTTCAGACAACATACCTAACTGCTTAGTTAACTCTAGGCAACGGAAGAACTGTAACGCCTCCTCTGTGCCGATGTCTTTGAGTACAGTTTCATCAATGGCAGTCTTGCCACTTGCTGTCTCTTTATCGGGCACCCAACCATGGTGATTCTTCATGACCCATGCAATGTGGTCACGGCTACCAGGGTTGAACTCCTTTAGTTTAGTGAGAGGAGCACCTGCGACGTATCCTGTGGTTCGGTTAACTCTCTTAGGAGTAAACTCTCTGTCTTTAATGAGAGGGTACCTGTTGCGTAGTAACTGAGTAAGAGTTTCAAGCTCTCGTCTGAGAGACGATTCAAGTTCCCATGCAGCAGGCTCATCAAAGTACCACCCATGTATCTCTTGGGTGGTGAGGATAGTTGCGACATCATGTTCTAATTGGATGAAGTCAGGTATGGGCGGAAATGTTGCCATAACTTCTGTGTTACTTTTACGTCTTGTATGCAGTAGTCCTGCATCTCTTGTGACCAGTGCTTCCAGTCAGTGTCCTTACCGAACTCACCCTTATAGACGCCAAGGCGATAGCCATAGGATTCTAGCGAGTGACGACCTAGC